ATACCATATCATACTTTGTAAAGAAAGATTTGTCAAGCCCTATCGGTGATACTTCACCTGGCATAGTTTCAAAACCTTTAATCTCAAAGTGCCCAAAACAAATTTGTGATTTGCTTTGTTTCATTTTCTCTGTGATATCAGCTTCATTTTCAGAACACAGCCAAGGTACGATATCAATATCAACGCCATCGAAATTCAATACATTAAAATCATCATAGATGGTAATATTCTTATACTCATTCAACAGTAATTGTGATGAATTGACTTCTAGCGTATTGCGGTACGCTATGTCATGATTACCAAGTAGGGTATAGAAACGAATGTTATTATCTCTGAGAACATCAAAGAAATATTTTCGACAGAGATACAACGAATTGAAATTTATAAACTTACGCCGATCAAATAAATCGCCGAGTTGAAACACCGTATCTATCTTGTTTTCAATTAGATACGGAAAGAATACTGTGTCGTAAAATTTTTCGTAGTACCTATGGAATTCAAGCGAGTCGCCTCGCATGCCATGATGGGTATCACCTAGAATCGCTATTTTCATAAAGTAGAATTATATAGTGTTAATTGAATGCTGTCAAGCAGAGTCAGGTAATTCTTCAAAGAACTTTTCAAGTCCTTTTGTCTTACCTTCTTTTTTCTTCTTTTTGTTTTCCTCGAACGTCTGAATGAATTCAGAGATATTATCGTACATCTGAAACTGTTTCATCGTACCGTCAACGTCTTCATATAATTCGTATTCATCAAGTATACCAAACTGTTCGGTAGCTTTGTATTTGACATACAACTGTTTCTTCTCTTTCATAATACGGCGAAGAAACGCATAGTAGATGATTTGTGTAAAGTATGAAAATGGGTTGCTTGATTTTGTCTCATCAAAATTTCTGAAATACATGAGACAGTTTTCAATGCCATCTGCAATCATTTCATCTCTAAACGAATAGGAAATGAAATTGGGTTTACGTGACAAATGATCTGCGATTTTCAAAAAACACTCACCAATATAATTTGGAATCTGAGGATCGGCTTTATTATTGTCTGCCGCTTCTTTACATTCTTTTTTATACTTGATTAGTGCCGCTAAGAAATCGGCATTGTTTACATAATGTTTTGTTTTTTTATCACTCATATTTGCCTCATTTAGTGCTTGACAACTGTTATAGTCTTGGTGTTCCGTTTCAATGTAACTTACTAAGTCTCTTCCTAGTAAGCATTTCATTGAGTTCTTCTTTCGACAACGAAGAATGTTCTTCTTCAGATTCTTCAACATCAAAATCTTCTTCTTCGTCATCTTCACTCATGTTCAATTTGTCTAGAAGGTTTTCTTCTTTCATCAAATCTTTGATCTGTGAATCGTTGACAACGTTATCGTAATACTGAATCAAATCATCTTTGGGTTCATATACCGTAAGAATGTCTGATGTATAAATCGTAGCAGAATTATCTTTAATCAGTTCAATAGGCAACCAAGGTAACAACATCATAATAGTACCTTTTGTTGTTCTTTTGAAAATGAGATGCATAGGATCATCTAACTGTACCATTTCATTTTCATCATTCTCAATATACTTAGCGATAATGTCTTCGCCAGTTTGAAGTCTTACTATTTTTACTGATTGAATATTATTCATTTTTTAACTCTATGTTATAAAACTTGTAGTTGAATTTTTCATCATCATATATCTTAACACGTTCGATGAAATGTTTCAATGTAAAATTGGTAAATTTGCCTATACGAAAATCATCAGCAATATCGAATAGTGTCGCTTGTTCTTTGTTATCTCCTATCCTGAGTCCTCTGCCAATTGATTGTAAGTTTCTAACGCGAGACTTAGAGGGAGAAGCGAAAATAATATTGTGTAAGTTTCTAATGTTAATACCTGTAGAGAAAGTACCGTAAGAAGCGACAATGATCGTTCTTTCTTCTTTCTCGGTAATTGCACGAATGGATTCTCTGTCAGCAACTTCTGTACCTCCGTATACAAAAAATGTTTTACGATCTTTTGCTTCAGCTTCAATCATAGGATACAATTCTTTACCGTGCTTCTCTACGAACTGAAATAATATAAGAGTGTTGCCTTCAAGAGATATAGCTAAGTTTTTGATAAACTTATTACGTGCAAAATTCTTAACGATGTAATCCATTTCAGCATCATAGTCCCAACCTCGCGCTGTCTTGCACACTGCATCAGGATGTTTGAGAACTAAACACTTGATTTTGAAATCTGCTAACTGCTTCTTCTCAATCAACTCAGCAGTAGAAGTAGCTTGATATACAGGTCCAAACAAACCTTCTAGCACTAGTCTATGAGTCTGCGTACCGTCTAAAGTTCCTGTAGTACCTATTCTATATTTAGAGTTTGTACAATTTGAAAGAATTGTAGTGAGAGATTTAGCTTTGAATTGATGCGCTTCATCACCAAGAACAAAATCAAACTGTTCAAAGTAATCAGGTTCATTTTTGTAGATAGACTGCCAAGTAGTGATAGTCAAAAATTTATTTGTATGTTTCTCTTTACCTGAATATTGACGATGACAGTATTCATCGGAATCATATCCGTAAGATTTAAAGTCAGTAAACATCTGTTCAACAAGAGAAGTTGTTGGTACGATGAGTAAACCTCTCTGATGATTCTGTTGTAAGTATCTTAAGATGAGATACAGTATCAGAGATTTACCAGATGCTGTTGGTGACAATAGTAAGACACGTTTTTTACGTATAGCATGAAGGAAAGACTTCCATTGATATTCTCTTACTTCAAAAGGCAACTTAAGAGAATAAATAAGTTCTTTTGCTTCAACAGCAGAAAATTCTGTAGTGACAGAAACAGCAGGATCAATTTCAAGTTCATAATTACGCTCATCACAAAATTTTTGTATGTAAGGTATTAGCCCGTGATAAATTGTGAATGAACGTAAGTCAGCAAGTCTTATCTTGCCATCCCATACGCGAGATTTGTATTGTGGTGTAAATTGAAAACCTGGAACATAAAAAGTAAAGTAGTCACTCATCTCTTGAGCAACACTTTTTTCACACTCAAAATTTAAGAATGCTTCATTCTTTTTATATAATGCTAGATCAGACATTCAAACTTTTCCGAATCAATTCACTTACACGCATTTTATATTCCTTGAATAAATTTTTCCCAATCGATGAATGACCTAAGTTCCCACGCTCTGTTATTAAGTTCTTTTAAAATGCTTTGACAAACATCTACGATTTCATCATGCATAATTTTCTTCACTAAATGTTTATTGATATCTTCATCACTCTCCATATATGTAGTGATATCAGATTTCAAGGTATAGGGAAATGGTTCCCAACCATATTCTTTCAACTGATCGCTATCTAATTTACCGGTGTAGTATTCCCACTTTATCTTGCGAATTTTGTTATACTTGAATTCACTCTGCTTTGAAAGCAGTCTGTGACGAGAAAGAATATTCAAATATTTGCTGTGTAGCTTGGGAATATTGATAAGTTCTTTACCAGGTTCAGTTCTGTCGATGTTTGAATCGCCAGCCCACATATCTAAAAGTTTTTGTAGTTCTTCCATAATTTATCTCCTTCTCGCTATTATACATCATAATTTAAAAAGAATCAAGTATTCTCAAAACAATTTTTCAATATCATAGTAACTATACCTAAAAGTACCATCAGCCGTCATGGGTGTATCAGGACTATCAGCGGCATTCAAAACAAAACTACTGATCGATATTGGGAATAAATCAAAGAAATTAAAACGGTAATAAGGTTTGTTTGATGATGACAGAATGGTAATCGAACCGTCAGAGTATTGTGGTTTGATACCTGCTCTTGCACTTGCAAATCTGTTCAATTGTCCTAACTTAGCATATTCTTCAAATTCTTTAGGGAACGTCATTGCACGTAACCAATCGTGTACTTCGAACCATGCTAACATTTCTTCATCTATAAAAAAGGTAATATTCAATACATCATAGATTGCTTTTTCACCCGGCGCGTAAATTTCAACGAATGGGTTTGTTACAGGAACCTCAGATGTAGATAGACCAGGTATACTTACTGATTGACAAAAATACTGAATGTTTGGCATTCTTGCGAATGTCAATAAAAATTTATTTGGGTGTAGTATGTTTACGTTTGTAGGATTTCTAGTAAGTGCTGTC